ACCAATCCCCTCCAAAGCGGTTTCGTCGATGCCCTTCATCGAACCGCTGCCGAACTTCCCTACGGGCTTACCATTGGCGAGGATGGTTGTTTCCATGTGGGTAAATGTCCCCCGTGCTGGAATGTGTCTATCTGCGCCTCGCTCGCTCCGCTTCCATCCGTTCCGCTTCCAAAATGTCGTGAATCAAGAGTGCGTAATTGAGAAACTCCACCGCCTTCATCGCAAAGATGGCATTGAACTTTAAAACGTCCTTGTTAGCCATCCTCCAAACCACCATCAGCCAGCCGTACCCGGCAAGAGGGCTTACGTCAACTCCCCTGCCTTCGTCATCAGGTGCTTGGAATAGTCGCTCAAAACTTTCAAGTAGGATTCTGAACTTAGCAAAAAAAAACTGACAACCCCCCAAACATCGCCCACCTTGGCGTGTTTCTTCATGAGTTCGGCTCGTTCTGCATGGGCAGCCCCGTCGTACTTTTTCGGAAAGAATCCGAATAGACCGCCCTCCCTGCATAGAGTAGCCATGATTCGGTGAAGGTTTTGGAGCAGTTGTTTTTCGTCGGTCGTGTTTGCGTCCATTAACTCTATCAACTGACCGGCAGTCAACTCATCCGTGAACACCGTCGGGATCCACCACTTGCCCCCGGCTTTGAACTTTCGCTTGTAGCCCAACGCAGGCAATGCGTTCCACTCGCTTATGATGGCCTTGTAACGCTTTAGGACGCTCTTGGCGGACATCTCTCGGACGAGTGATATGTCCACCCCCTCAACGATTGCGACGACCCCTGCACGCTTGTCGTAGTCCCCAAGGACGCTTGAGAACTCAATGGCTCCGATGCGTTGGAACTGGTCGATGGTGAGGTCTTGGAGTTTCATAGCCATAACTTGGGTCTTGAGTTGCAACGGATTTCAGGAACGACAACCATAGGCAGGTCGTTAAGCAGGGCGAGGTTGGTCAGGATGCTTTGGTCGTGCCTGTGGTCAATGAATGATGGGTGGTTCGGATATTCGCTTGGGTCGTCATTCACGGCCTTGTCAACGTGGAGCCACTTGGACCACTCGTACATGAGGTCAATCGTGAAGTCGGTCTTGCGTAAGCCAAGGAACCCTGCCTCTATCTGCATCGGTTTCTCGTTGAAGAACTGAAGGCAGTCCATCAAGGCGTAGCAGTCGCCCTTGGTGTATGAAATATGGTTGTGGAAGTTTTGATGCAACAGGATGGGGTTGTCTTGCAGGTACTGCTTGGCAAACTCAAAGCAGCCATCCCCGTGCAGGTCTTGGGCATCCAAGTAAAGCAGGGCTTCGTCCTCCTGCAAGTCAAAGAGAGCGTCAAGGATGATTTGAGGCTTCCACCTCCACCAGTTGTTGCCCCTGCCCGGACGTTTCTCGTCCTCGGTCGTTGTAATTGGGAAAGGGTACTGATTAGCCTGCGCCCTCGCTGCTGGAAGGTATTCACTCGTTGCGTAGTTGACCCCGACCAAGTACATCTTAGAACCCGTGAGAGTTGGCGAAGGCGTGCTTGAATGCAGCCACGTTGTAAGGGATGTCAGCGAATCGCTGCGAGTATGCTCGTTCTAAAATGTGGCCGACGTGGGGAATAGCGACCAACTTCTGCTCAATGCAAGCGATGGTTAGGTCAAGGTAGGAATCGTCCCAAGTAAGCGTGTAATTGGAAGTTACAGGCACGACGGGTTGATAGAACTCCTTTGCACCCCTTCCAGTCAGTTGCTTGATGTGTGGCTCGTAATTATCGCCGCACGACCAGTAAGGCACAACGTCCACAGGGACTCGGAAATAGGCGCAGTAAGCCCGTTGGTCAAAGTCGCCTGTCTTGGTGAGGTCGTACTCGAAGAGGTTCACGACATCTCCGTTCTTGATGTAGCCGTTCTTGGCTAAAGCGTACCACCCCGTCCAAGCAACGAGGTTGCGGTGGCTCTCGATGTTGTCTGCTTCGTTCCTTGCAACGATATGGTCAAGGCCAGCCATGCCGTCGAAGTCCTTGAACCCAAGCATAACCCAAGTGTATGGGAAGAAGTCCTTGAACCTTCCCTCGGCTTCGCATTGCTTCACGATGTCCGTATCGTGGCAGAAGATGTAAGTTTTTGCCTTCATTTCTTGTAGAGGGTTAAAAGCATCCTGCCTCGTTGGTCCGTTGACCCCTTGGCTTCGTGTGGTTGCAGTTGGCTCGTAAGGTTGACCATCGTCAGCAGTTCGGCATCGTGGATGACCATCGTCCCACCGGGGTTCAGGGCTTTGTTGAACAACTCCACCATTTCGGGAATCATACCGTCCCCGTGGTCGGAATCGTGAAAGATGAAGTCAAAAGTCCTAACCTCTTGCAGGGCCATGTGGCTCCGTTGGTTGTTCCATTCGACCTTGAACTGCGATAGGAGTGCTTTGCGTTTATCTTCTACGGTTGTGTCGGTATCGTAAACCACCACGTCAAGCCCGGCCAAGGCGATGGCGAGCGTTGAGTGTCCGAGGTAGGAACCGAGTTCTAAAGCGTGGCCTCCCTTGTGCTTCTTGGCTTCTTCGTAGATTTCAATGATGTGGTCCACCGCAGTCGTGTAGATGTGCGAGTAGTCTAAGGCTTTGAGTTGGTCAATGTGTTTTTTCATGCTAAAAAGTTATGACAAAGCGTTCGGGTGAAGGCCAGCCGGGGTTGGAATCAAAGACCTTGGTGTCGGGTTTCTTGCCAATCCAATGCTCGGCTTGATAGCGTTGCTCCCGTTTCGGCTCACCGAGTTCCTTGATGTGGCTCGACTTCGCCCACCAAAAGTTGCCCCCAAAGTACGGATAGCCTTCGGGGTTGTTTTGATCAGCCATGTGTGGGAATTGTTCTTTTGTAATCCAATGGCATCCTACGGCATCGACTCCCTCCAGCATTTGAAGAGAACGCTCCCATGCGACCACGTTGAAGAATAGCATGGACCTACCCCATAGTTGGGTGGTCAAGGATGGATTCGCAGCCCCCTTCGTGTGGGCGTAGAGGTACACGGCTTCTTCTTCCTGCGAGGCCCGGTACATCTCGGTCAGGGTCGCCTGCTCCCAAGCGTTGGTCCGGGTTACTACGACCTTGACCTTATCGGCCACCATCGAGTTCTCCAGCACCTCCTTGACTGCTTTGCGTTGTTCGGGTGGACCGACGATGCCGACACGGATTTCGTCCAAGACATTGATGAGGCCGTAGTTGCAGACCGCCATCATGTGCTGATTCAGGATTAACTGCCAATTTCCTCCGCAGTAGATGTGGTAATAGTGAACGACTTTCATAAGGTCCAAAGCAGGGTTAGAAGGGTGAGGATGAAGAAAACGGCTGCAATACTCTTGCCGATTTCGATGATCAGGTCAAGGATGCGTTCGGGGTTCATAGGGCAAAGTTAAATGGCACGATATGCTTTATCAAAATACTCATCTCTATTACAAAAACCTGTTCTGTGGGCGTTTATCCCATCACCGTAAGCATCTTTTAATTGCTCTTTTTCAATTTTTTTGGCGTGATTAAGTTTAGCCATAAATTCCAATGCTATCCCTAATGGAATATGTTTACTGATATTTGGCATATTCTGCTCTAACCATTCTAATGCTGTTTGTTTCATGCCTCAAAGTTACACCACAACATACTTCCCCGAGTTACTGACCCTTAACTTGTTAAGAGCCACATACCGCATCGCATCGCAGGCGTGGTTGAAGGAATCAATCGGAACGCCCGTGTTCTTGCCTTCCTTGTCGGTTGCCCAAGTGTAGGACCGCAGTTCCTTGATGAGGTTGGTGGAGTCCTTGGTTACCTGCAACTTAAAACGTTTCAGGATGTCGATGCCGTTCCGAACCGAGTCGGGGCCTTTCTCCGCTGGCTTGATGTTGAATCCAAGTCGGTAGATTTCTTCGATGGACTTCGGTTCTGCTGAATCCGCCACGATCTCCCAAGCCCTTGTGATGCCCAAGGACCGCAACTTGTCTGCGATGTCTTGGTTGGTAAGGCCCGTGGAGTAGAGCAGTTCCTGAATCAGCAAGCAGTCCCCTTGGCGGTAGATAGCGACCAAGGCCGTAGGGTCGTTGCTAAAGCCCCAGTCAAGCCCAAGGGCGACGAATTTCGCACGGCTGACATCTATA